GCGCTCCTGTAGGCACTTATAGCTCCGCGTGGAACCGGCAGAACCAAAGTGCAGCATCGGGCACACCGTTTCAGGCTCAAGAACCTTCTCAGTCTTACGGCCGACGAGTTGCGTGTACATCGGCGTACCCAGCTTAGCCAGGGCAACACTGACCGGCTTGCCTTCCCAACGAGACGCTGCGGTGTGCTTCACGCTATCCACGGTCGCGGCGCAACCAGTGAGGGCCACGAGGGCCAGAAGGGGCAGGTGGCGGGTCATCAGTAAGTCCGTGTATCTGAAAGGGAATGGATATAACAGGGAACATAGGAGCAAGGGTGGAAGCAAGAGAACCTAATGAGCACATAAGGAGTCATGAGGACTCCTATAGAGCCATGAGGCGGAGAGCGGGTGTTACCCCTCCTCTACCCCTAGCCATGATACGCAAGAACCTACGATGGGTGGAAGTAGGGGATTACCCCTTGGTCTTCCCAGCTCGGTACTCAGCGAGGTTGGCATCCATCTCCAGCACGTCCGAGCGGTACTCGCGGATGATGTCCGGCAGATGATCCTTACAGATGTCGTAGACGGCGAAGACGGGCAACGCGGTGTACTTGAAGATCGACCAGGCCCATGCGTGATCTGCGAGGTATGCGATGAGAGCTTTCATTTGCTGTTCCAGAGTTTGATTTCAGCAGCACGACGATTCGTGAGGCCGGTGTTGACGACGAGAACGCCGTGGATGGTTTCTTTGTTCCAGCGCGTGAGCTGCACAGGCACCGATGCGTAGTCGCCGGCATTGAGCAAGCGGAGCAAGGTGGAGGTCTGAAATGCACGGCAACCTTCGTTGAACGTGAAGGACACCAGGACGATCCACTGAGCTTCCGTGAGAGCCACACGGACGTAGCGGTTCACGCAAGCGATGGCAGTAGCCAGGTCGGCTCGGAGGAGCTGACGCGAACGCTCAGGGGTGATGCGGAGGCCCTTGGTTACGTCGGGGCCGGTGTGGCCGACACCGATAGTCAGGGTGCCGTTTGTGTCGGGATACGCGACAAGCCGCTCGCCTTCGACTTCGATTAGGAAGTCTTCCAGGCGGGGAGATATTTGATAGGCTACGGTTACTCCAAAGGGAAGGGGATGGGGATATGGGGACTCGACTTATCGGCAAGTGCTTCTGCTACTTGCTAGTGCTGCTCTGCGGCGTCGCGCATGCGAACACGGTTACCTACATCTATACCGATCCGCAGGGGACGCCTCTTGCTGAGGCTGATGCGAACGGCAACATCACAGCAACGTTCGACTACGCGCCTTACGGGTCTCAGGCACTAGGAACACCGCCGAACGGCCCTGGTTATACCGGGCATGTGAATGACCCCGACACGGGCCTCGTTTATATGCAGGCGCGTTATTACGATCCCGCTACGGGAAGATTTTTAAGCGTTGATCCACAGCAACCTATTGCAGGAAATACGTTCAGTTTCGCTAGATATGCTTACGGGAATAATAATCCAATAAGGAATATCGACCCCAACGGTAAGTTCCCGGAGCCGCCGCTATTTCAAGTAAGCATTACAAACCAGATAACGACGCAGGCTTACCATGACGAAGTGGCTCAGCCAGCTGCCAATGCTATAGCTGCGGTAGATAGTAAAGTTAATATTACTTACTCAGGCGGCGCGACTTATAAAAACTTTGGCGCAATCGCAGAAGGAAATGTTCTGCATTCGGACGAAGCGAAGCTCGCTCCTGTTTATGGAGAAGGGGCGAACATGAGTGTTGATGTCTCTCCTAAAAACTCTTTTACAGTCAATATATTTGGTGGCAGTTCGCAACCTTCGAGTTTGAGTTTCGCCGCAGAGGCTGAGGGCGGAGACGTGTTACATGCAGGCATCACGGCGAGTTTGGATACCAATGGCAATTTCACCCTGACCCCCAAGGTGGGGCTGGGTTTCGGTGAGTTGGTAACTTTAAAAACTCCTGTTCATGTTGGAATTACACTAGCCCCCGCAGTAACTATTAAACCTAAAGAGCAATCAACGAATAACAATTGAATTGCAACAAGAGGGTTTGCATGAGCGTAAATAAAATCATTTGGATAATGTGGTTCTATATTGTTGTTCAGTATCTCTTTGGGAGATATGTGGCCACTCAGTTAAATAAGTGTGACCCAGGATATTTCGGTAGCGAAGGAACCGATGGGAAACTTCCTGTGGGGATGAAGTCTTCGCTCGGTGTGACTCGGATGATTCTTGACTTTGATCTGCCCGATCAGTCTTACAGCGCTACAATGAAAGTTCAGATTTACCTTGCACGTGTTTTATTTTTTGCGGCTTTACCTGTGCTTATTCTTATCTTCTTCGTTTAAATGCGTGGATAGCAGAGCAGGTGAGCGACGGCAGTCAGTAAAAACACGCTGACTGCCGTCTTTCAGGCTGTGCACTCAGTAGTTGTCGTAAAAGTTAGGCACGGATGGCTTATGACCGATGACAGACTCAGCGAACTTCGCGTACTCAAGCTCCATGAGTTCTTCCAGACGCTTCTCCTCCTCGTTCGTCACATCGCGGTCGAGGTATTGCGTCCAATAGGCAACCGCCATAGCCAGCGCATCGAGCCTGTCGTCGTGCCGGAGCGAACCTCTGTCACGCGTGATACGGCTGAGCTGGTGGAACAACTGGAACTTCGGTTCGTCCTTCTGGTCGGCGCGCATCAGAGCGGCGTCAACGATGAGGCGATGCTGGTTAAGCACTGGCTCAAGCGTGTCGATGATGCGGCGCTCCTTTTGTCCCGTGCTGTGCGTCTCCTCGACGGTGCAGGGGTAGATGCGGCGGAGCACAGGCTCAAGGAGCTTGATAAACATGCCGTCGCCGAAGTTACCTTCGACCAGGATGAGCTTCACCTTCTCAGCGCGAGCGATGTGGGCGATGTTCTCCAGAACGGAGTCGTCGTAGCCTCCCTTGAGGCCCCCAGCCCTGCGGAGATAGACCATGCCGCGCAACATTTTGGTCACGCTGTAGCCGGTCTCGTCGCCGCCACGTCCCGATGGATCGACGGACATCACCGAGCCGGTGAACTCCTCAACGTCCTTGGAGAGATACATCGGGCGGTGCAGGCGATCACCTGTGAAACCCACGGAGGGAATGTCGTCGATGACCTGTTCTTTCCCGCTGGCCCACATCACACGGACGGGAGCTGCCTCGCGATCAACATCCATGACGATGAGGTCTGAGAGCTTTAGCGGGTAACGCTCCGCATCGGAAAGCGTGGTGTCCAGCATGAACTGCAGCAGGAACCCGCCGCGCCCATAGGAAGCCTCACGACGCAGCAAGTCATCCTCATGGAACCGCGTGGGTTCTACGGGTTGCCATGCAAGCTTCGGGTTCGCCTCGAAGGCTTCAGCGATGAAAGGTGCGAGCCGGCCGTTGTACTGACCGTAGTGCTTGTGATCCTTCGGATACCGAGCGGGCCAGATGCGGATTTCATAGCCGCGTGCAGGGAGCTGGTTGTAGATGGACTCCTCGGTCTGAGGTGTGCCCAGGTACACGATCTCTGCGTGATCGAGCGGCTTGAGGATCGCGTCGAACTCTTTGATGAGTTCACCCAGCTTCTCTCGCTGTGCGACGGTGGCCGAGTTCTTAACGACCTCCACGTCATCGGCGATGATCGTGTCCGCACGGGAGCCGGTGAGCTGACCAGTGATACCCACCGACTTCACGGAAGGGGACTGATCGGGTTTCGCAGGGCCGACATCGAACGCGAGGTTCGAGTTGCGCTGGTCGCCTTTGGGCTTCAAGTGAGCCAGTTCGGGAATGGTCTCGATCAGTCGCTTGGTGAAGATCGAGAATGCGTCAGAGCGATCCTTGGATGCCGAGACGACGAGTACCTTGTGTTGTGCGTCTTTCCACAGAAGCCAGCAGACGTACGCTGCGGTGATCCAGGATTTGCCGATGCCTCGGAAGGCTTCGATGACGCGACGGCGAGGGCCGTATTGCAGGTATGCAGCGATGTCGTACTGGACAGGAGTCGGCGCGGGTAGGCCCAGCTCCTTCCAGATGTGATAGACAAAGTTACGGAAATCCTCGAAGGGATGCGGCTCGGTCAATGGCTCCGATCAGAGGTGGGATCGAAGGGGAACTCTTTGAGCTTTTCAGCAAGCTTGCCGGTAGCACTGCCGGGAACAGGAACAGCTTCGATCCCTTCGTCCTTGAGCATCTGGCGGGCCACGTTGAGGATCGCAGCGAGACCCTTCTCACCCGCAGGCATCGCCTCGATGCTATCCGCCAGCTTGTTGACGACTGCCGTGTGCAGGCGTTCGAGAGAGTCTTTACTGGCCGCCACTGGTGCCTCCCAGGAAGCGCGAGAACAGCCGCTCCAGAGCAGAGGTGCCCAAGGATGCCAGGGCTGCTGCGAGGCCCACAGAGGCCGTGAACGAGAGCGAGGGAAAGATCACGACAGCGAACGCAGCACTCATGCTGAGACCCGCAGTAGTGATGCAACGCGCGAGGGCGATCTTCCAGTTAGAAGGCGCGCTCGAAGCAAGGGTTTTGCCGAGGCCGATGATGGCCCCGGTGACGCCCAAGGTGGCGAGTAGTTTCGTATCGTTATCCATGATCGTTGATGATTAGGTGGTCTCGCCTGTAGCGAGGCCCAAGCGTTTGAAGATGCGTTCGACTTCGTAGCTGTCGAGGCTGTGGCAGCTCACGACGATGGAGCTGTCCGTGGCTACTGCGGTGAGGGTGAACTCGCCTATCCCGTTGCCTCCTTCCCGCAGGAAGTCCTCGGGTGTCAGTGTGCGTCCTTCGGATCGAGCGAGGCTCGTGAGTTGCCAGATACGTTCGACAACACCGATAGGCACACTCA